CTTAATTGACGTTCAACATCTTCAAAATTACTACGTGTTTCACGTTGTGCTATCATCTTCTTTTCCATTTCTTCTAATCTTTGCCTATTTCTTAACCTGTTTCTGGCTGTTGATCGTGGTAATTCAAAATTAATTGTCATTCCCTTTTCACCTTGTGGCACTATGTTAGCAATAGGTGGTGCTGACACTGGTATATTAACATCTTTATCCCTTAATGATTGTCTTATATTTGCTTTTATGTTTCTGACCTTAACAGGCACTGCTTTTAATACCTTTTTAGTCTTTTCAAATACTTCCTGCTTTCTTAAATCTTCAGCCATACGGTCTTCAACTTCTTTTACTTGTTGTGCTGTCTTTCTGATAGCTTCAGGAAATTGTGGCAATAATTTACCTATCTTTTTTCTTGCTTCTTTTATTTTTTCTTCTTCTAAATCTAATACCATTAAAAATCCTTCATTCATATTATGGTGATTAGTATCGTCAGGTGTTCCACCTTTTGGTCTGTATCCATTACCTACTTCTTTTAACAAATTAGGAAATAAAAACTTATTACCACCACAAGAACACGCAGAATATAAAGAATTTAAAAAATAATTACATTCACCTTTCTTTATTATTTTTCGCATACTGGTAATAGCTTCCATTTTATTTTTATACATTGAATCTGATGACATTCTTGCCCCTACATTTGTTTTGTTGTCTAATATGTCTTTAAATTTATTAATAGAATATTTATAATCATCATCATTATTGAATAATCCTTGTGTCCAGTAAAAATTTACTGTTTCATACGATGAAACAGACCATAACTTTAAATATGATTCAGAATTGTATGGATGATTAGGCCAAAAGGTATAATTATCATTTTTTTGTAAGTCCCTAAAAGCTTTGAAGACTGTGAAACCATAATTAGCACTACATAAATAATTAATTTTTAAATAATCATTACCTTCATCACATTCAGCTACTGTTGTAAATACTATATTATCTTTGTCGTCTAAATAACAACCTAATATACATATTTTATTAGAAGTTCCAAGCATATCCCAACCAGTAGCCCTATCACTACATTTATCAACACATATATTATTACCTATATTACCACCACTATTAAATAAATTTAATTTTCTTTTTACTTTATCCATAGCAAAAATTAAAGGATATTTTTTTACATCAGCATAATTAGTATTAACTACAAAAGCTTTTCTTTTCTTATCTATTGCTGGTGTATTTTCTAATTCTTTTTTTAAATAATCATATAATTCATTCATATTATCAATATTTAAATCATTATCCCATGACCCTACATTTTTATTAGTATATTGTTCATATGATGCTATGGGATAGGTTTCAAATGTAAAACCTTTACTTTGTGTAGGTCTGTCTAATAAGAAAATTCTAAATTTTTCAGCTATTTCTTCCTGTTTTTTTTGAAGTTCTTCATCATCTACTTCACTTTCTTCAGCTTCTTCAGCTTCTTCTTCAGTATTAAAATCGTCATAATTTTGTTGTGCTAATGCGGTTGATACATCATATATATTAACACGTGATCTACCTGTGCGTTCTGTGCTGTTGTATAATGCTTCATACTTAACCTTAAATACACCCATAGGATAAAGTTCATCTTCTGGAACACCTAAACTACGGGCATAATCTTCAAATTCAGTGTATCTATCATTCCACCATTTTTCAATTTGTGGTCCTAATCTTGCCCCACCTTTTTTACTTTCCCCTGATACTATAGCACGAATTTGTCTTTTAGCTGTCTTCAATGGTATCCCCTTCTTTGAAAAGCATACCTTCTTATCGTCTGCTTTACAAACTTTAAATTTTTTATCTTTTTGTTTAACAATTTGATAAGGCATTTATTATATTATTAATTTAGATAAAATAAAATATAAATTAATATATATAATCTATGGCCAATCAAACAATAGCAGGCAAAACCAATTATAATACCGATCCCAATCACATTTACTACAATTTACAAGCATATAACAATGACACTGTAGGATCATCACAATCTGTTCCTGTAAGATTTACAGAAACCAGAACAAGCACTATATTAGCCAATCCATCTGAATACTTCTTAAGTATTATAAGATTTCATTTAGATACACCTAATTTACCTTTATTCTTACCTACACCTGAAACATCACCCTTATATAATCCTACCCAAAATGTAAATCAACTTGTTTATCAGATAGCAATCTATCAAGGTGGGACACTTGTTGCCCCTGATATAATTCCTATTATTTTTAGCCCACAATTAAATACATCTAACAATCATCCACCCCCAGCTGTATTAGATTTAAATGCTTTAAGTAATCCTTATTATTTCATATTTCAATTTCAGGATTTTCTTGATATGATTAACGAATCTATCCAGAATTATTATAATACGAATTTCAATATTCAAACACGTTTGGGTGCTTCTACTAACATACCTTATTTTGGTATGGAAGCAGGTAATAAATTCAGTATTTATTTTCCTTCGTTTGTAAATACCAATACTGGTTCAAACCCACCTGTAAAAGGATCTGGTGCTTCTATATGGAATAGCAACGGTGCTACATCTTGGATGATGGCCTTTAACGCCCCATTACATACTTTATTTAGTTCATTAAGATATCAATATATAGATTCTTTAAGAAATTTACCTAACATCACACCAACATCCAGTAACTTAATTACATCAGAAAAACAATTACATGGATGGTATCTATTATCAAACAGACCAGCAATGAATTCAACTGCTGCTTTTACTTCTGGACAACCTACCCTATTAGAACAAACTAACCAAATGGGATTAAATCAATTAGAAATATTACCTATTTCAGCTGTCCCATTTGCTGGTAATATTTATGATGTTACTGTCAGATCATTTGAAGTCTTAAGATCGCCATATTCATCAGCACCATTATTGAATCCAGTAAAACAATTGATATTTACCACAGCATTAATGCCTGTAAATAACGAATTAGTTGGTCTTCCTGTGGTTCAAAACAGCGACCCCAGACTAAATAGTGATATTCAGAATAATAACTTTAGTCCAGTTATTACTGATTTAGAAGTGCCACTAATTTCAGGTGATGAAACTAAATGTAATGTATCTTATAGTCCATCAGGTGAATATCGTTTAATTGACCTTCAAAGCAATCAACCTATTAATAGTATAGAAATCAGCGTGTATTGGAAGGATCAATACGGCTATTTACATCCATTTACTTTAGAACCTGGTTGTTTTTCAAGTCTTAAATTATTGTTCCGTAAGAAGGTCTTCAACTTAATTTACTTGCCTGAATATACTAAACCAGTTAATTAAAAATTATTTAGTTAAGAAATAATATATATTTATATTATATATATTATGTCAAACGACTTTAAGAAAGTTTTAGTAAAAGACCCAAGACTTATGGTTACTGACCAATTAGCGTATGCCGTTCGTAAAGGCGGTCAATCTATTGTATCACAAAGACAGTCTGCCATAGCACAATCATCTTCAAGTATTAATTTTAACGTCCAGATACCATCAGAACAGACCATAGTTGATAGACGTGTATATGTAAAATCAACTGTTCGTCTTGATTTTCAATTATCAGCATCACAAACCCTTGTTTATGGTCAAAATGTAAGTTTAGCAGCCTTCCCTTTCCACCAATGCTGTTCTACAGTCCAAGCCACACTAAACAACAACGTAACTTCTATAAATATTCGTGATGTATTACCCTTTTTAATCAGATCTAATGACAGCCGTGAATTATCTAAAGCATGTTCTTCTTCACCTATTAAACCTGATGTTTATGCCAGACCTTCAGATGCTGCTGGTGTATTTGGTCAATTACTTGGTAATGGAACGATTTTTGTAGGCCCACAAGGTAATAACAATTTAGGTGGATGGAATCAAAATATTGATGGTGATATTACAGGTAATGGTGCTTATGCTGGTTATGGTCAAAATACTGCCACACCTAATTTATCTGTAGATGCCCCTGTTCAATTGTTTGGTGGATCATCATTTCCAGCTACTACCCCTGTCAATCCTTCTACCCCAGTAGGATACACCCACTATACATTAGTATTTACAACTATTGAACCTGTATTATGCCAACCTTTCTTATGGTCTGACCCTGTAAGCAACACCCAAGGAATTTATGGCCTTCAAACAATTCAGCTTCAATATAATCTAACCAATGCCAATCGTGCTTTAAGAATAGTAGATAGATTAGGTGGTGGTAATGTTACATTATCAGGTGATGCTGTTGTAGCAAGTGTAGCTAATACTGAATTAATCTTCAAATACATCACCCCTAAACCTTCTGACTTATTACCTGCCAGAAACGTAATTCCTTTATTAACATATGACAGATATTTTTCTAATGCTGTATTATCAGCTAATTTACCTGCTGACTACGCAACCACTTCTACATTAACATCTAACACCTACAACTTAACCCAAGTCCCTGATAAAATTTGTATTTTCGTCCGTCAAAAGATGTCTTCAGTAAAACCTACACAAAATGACTATGTTCCCACCATTACTAACATAAGTTTAAATTTTAACAATAATGCTGGCCTATTATCGTCTGCCACCTTACAGGACTTGTATTCATATAGCGTAAAAGCTGGCAGTAATCAAAGTTTTAATGAATTCTGTGGTCAAGCAAATTCTTTAGTTCCTATTAGTGGCGGAACTGTTAATAATATGAATCTTGTGCCTACTGTAGGATCATACCTAATGCTTTCATTTTCTGATGTCATTCAGCTTACTGAAGACATGTATGCCCCAGGCAGTTTAGGTAACTTCCAATTACAATTTACTTTAACTTTATCATCTAAACTTGCTTTAACTTCAGCAGAACTTGAATTAGTATTGGTAGTAGTAAATTCAGGTATCATGGTGACTGATCGTGGCCAGACATCAACATATACCGGAATTTTGACAAAACAAGATGTATTAGACGCCAGCCAACAAGAACCTTTAAATGAAATGGATGTAAGACGTATCGTAGGTTCTGGACATCTTGATTCTGGTCGTGCTTTACCTATGTCTGTATGTAATGCTTTATTAAGAAAAGTTGGACCTTTAGCAGAAAAAGGTATGGATAAGGCAAAAGAATTAGTCGCTTCCATGTCTAAAAGATTAATGTAAATAAAAATTTATTTAGTTAAGAAATAATATATATATGTATTATATATATTATGTCAAACGACTTTAAGAAAGTTAGCGTAATTGATGATCGTCTAAATACAACCGACAGTTTAAACTATGCCGTATTTCGTGGTGGTCAGAACGTGAATAACGTAAGAATGCCCGCTATATCAGCAACAAATTCAGCCTTAAACTTTGTTATACCTTTTCCTTCTGAATCAACAGTATTAGATCGTGAAGTATATTTAAACACCACAACTGATTATTATTTACAATTTGATTCAGCATTAGCAGGTGTAGCACAATGGGATACACTTGCTAATGCTAATTCAACCGTAGTAGGACATCAATGCCCTTTAATTTATGGATATAATGTATCTTTAGGGGCATTTCCCACACAAAGATCTTTAGACACCATACAAGTCCAAATTAACAACAATATTCTAACCATAAATACATCTGATGTTTTACCTGCTTTATTAAGATGTGCCGATGTTTTAGACTGGGAAAAAGAAAATATGTGTGCTTCATCAGTAGATAGATTAGCATCACCTTGGAATGAAGTAAATAATGGTATTAATAGCAATATGTCATCTTATGATATGGTTCAAGGTAATAAAAATATTGGTAATGGTTCATTTAATGCTGAATTATATGCTATTGTTGATGGTGCTTCACCTACATGGTATTCATCTGGAACTTTACCTAATTATTTAGCAGCTAATAATACATATACTTCAGGTGGAACAAGAAATTTTATTCTTCGTGTAAGATCAGTAGAACCATTAGTAGCACCACCTTTCATCTGGAATAAAACAATTTCTAATAGAATGGGTATATATGGCATCCAAAATATTTCCATAGTTGGAAACTACGGCAATTTAGGAAAATCAGTAAAATTATCGTTTGTTCAAGGATCAGCAACTGTATCTGGTAATAGTAGTGGTTTAGTATTAGCTGGTGTGACAGCATCAGCTATCACACCCCCAGCTGTAAATCAATTACAATTTCCTTCACAAGCTTACACATCAGCATTATTTCCAGCAATACAACCTATTAGTCAAAATGTATTAAGTGCTGAATTACAATTAAAATATATTACCCCACACGGAACAGATGTAAAACCTTTACGCAACGTAATACCCCTACTTGAATTTCCAAGATTCATCACCAGTGGTCTTGGGGCAATGGATTTAGCAACCAGTCCTGAATCAGCAACAAATCCCCAAAAATGGGTAAATGGTGCTGGTGTTCAAGGTCTATTAACACCTTTTGTTACTACATTATCATCCCAAACATACACCTTTAACCAAGTCCCTGATAAGCTTATTATCTTCGTAAGACCTAATGCTGCTTACAGATCTTCACCTTATTGGAATGATTTCGTATTAGCAATTAGAAATATCACCATACAATGGAATAACCATGCTGGAATTCTTTCAAACGCCACCCAAGAACAATTATTCCATATGTCCAAAGAAGCAGGCAGTAATCAAGATTGGATCAGCTTTAAAGGTTATGGAAATTTTATGAACGATAGATTAAATTCACAAGTATCATCCAGTTTTTTACCACCCCCTTTAATAAATGAACCCCCAACACCATTTAGTGCTTCATTTCAATTAGGTCAATCATTCCCCCAAGCTACCCAAGTCCAAACAACAGGTTCATACCTAATGTTAGATATGGGCAAACACCTTGAATTGGTTGAACCATTTTATGCCCCTGGGTCTTTAGGTTCATTCCAATTACAATTCAACGTCCAAGTAGAAAATTATACTTGGATCACACCCCCAGGCTTCACCGCATCACCTTCATTAACACCTGAAATTGTAGTAATTCCTGTAAATTCAGGTATAATGGTAACTGAAAAAGGACAATCATCATCATACACTGGAATTTTAACAAAATCCGATGTGCTTGATGCTGCTTTACAAGAACCCTATAGTCATATGAATGTAAAAAGAATTATAGGTCATGGTCATGGTGATAGTTCTAAAGCCTTACCCAAACACATAGTTCCAATGGGAAGGGCTAAATCTTCAATTGGTATGGCCGAACCTTCACGAATGGAAGGAAGACTTAAAAAATAATTATTTACTTTAGAAATAATATATATTTATATTATATATATTATGTCAAACGACTTTAAGAAAGTAAGTGTAATAGATGATCGTCTAAATACCACTGACAGCTTAAACTATGCTGTATTTCGTGGCGGTCAGAACGTTACCAACGTCAGAATGCCAGCTATATCAACAACAGCCAATTCTTTAAATTTTCAAATTCCTTTTCCATCTGAATCAACAGTATTAGACCGTGAAGTATTTATACAGACCCAAACAAGATATTTTTTTGAATTAACAGAAAACGCACTTGGTATCCCAGTATATGGTCCAGCACCAATTGGTGGTGGGGGATTTGTATCTGGACCAAGTCCTATTGTAGGTCATAAATGTCCTATTATTTATGGCCACAATATTTCAATGTCTGCTTTCCCAACACAAAGAACATGTTCTACCATCCAAGTCCAATTAAATAACAATATTTCAACTATTAATTCATCTGACGTATTACCAGCTTTATTAAGATGTGCTGATTATTTAGACTGGGAAAGACTTAATATGACTGCTTCAGGTGTTGATAGAATAGCAGCATGTGATGATGAAGTCTTAAGTGTAAATAATAGTAATTTATCAAGCTATGATTTAGTTCAAGGTAATAAATTCATTGGAAATGGTTCTTTTATTGCTAAATTAATACCATTAACAGCTTTCCCAACTGATCCTAATGGAACATTAAGTGAATTTAGTTATACGACACAAACAACCACAGCAGGAACAACCTTTTTCTGTATTGAATACACCAGCACAGAACCATTAATTGCCCCCCCTTTTATCTGGAATAAAACACTTTCAAATCGTATGGGTATTTATGGCTTACAAAATTTTTCAGTAGTATGTAATTATGGTGATGTATCACGTGCTATCAAATTTGCCCCTTATACTGATTATTTAACAAATGGAACAGGGTCATCTGTCACTTTAATTCAACCTGTTCAAGGAACAGACCCAGTCCCTGCTGTCAATCCTGGTTTCATACGTCAAGATGGAACTATTGTTCCTATGGAACTTTATAGAAACGGTATGGGTGAAATCAGAAGGGTTTTTCAAACTGTATTAAATGCTGAATTACAAATGAAATATATAACCCCCCACGGAACAGATGTAAAACCTTTACGCAACGTGTTGCCAATACTTGAATTTCCAAGATTCATATCATCAAATGGTTTCACAAGTTCAAATGGAAGTTCTGCCAGTGTAGTAGCAAGGGCAGTCCAATCCGATTCACCATTAGGTCCTGATGCTTTTACCTTAACACCAGGTGTAGCCACCCTTCCATCACAAACATATACATTTAACCAAATTCCTGATAAATTAATTATATTCGTAAGACAAAGAAATCAAGCAGGATTAAATGAAGGTGTAACACCAAATACTTTAGATTGTTCTTGGAATGATTTAGCATTAGCAATCACTAACATAAATATACAATTTAATAACCGTTCTGGTATCCTTGCTAACGCCACCCAAGAACAATTATTCCATATGTCCCAAGAAGCAGGCAGCAATCAAGATTGGTTAAGTTTTAGTGGTGTAGCTAACAGCATGCTTGGTCGTGATGTAAATAGTTTAGTTGCTTATTTTCAAGCTTTAAAAAAAGTTTCTGGAACACCCCCCAACATTTTATTTACTAATAGAACAGGTTCATTTATAACTAAAGGTGATGGTGTCCAAGTTGCTACAATCGGATCATATTTAATGCTTGATATGGGCAGACATCTTGAAATAACAGAACCATTTTATGCCCCTGGATCTTTAGGTTCATTCCAGTTACAATTTAATGTTCAAGTAGAAAATTATAATGAAGTAGATGTAACCCCTGAAATTGTAGTAATCCCTGTAAATTCAGGTATAATGGTAACTGAAAAAGGCCAGACATCATGCTATACTGGAATTTTAACAAAAGCTGATGTGCTTGATGCTGCCTTACAAGAACCATACGGTCATATGGATATTAAAAGAATTGTAGGACACGGTCATGGTGATAGTGCTAAAGGATTACCTAAAAAAGTAATGCCAATGTCAAAATCAACCGTTGAAAGAATGGTTGGAAGTGGAAAACCTGCCAATTTACCAAAAGAACCTAAAAAAGAAATAAGTAATGCTGAAAGAATGGCATCCAGATTATTACCAGATGTAGAAATAACCGAAGAACAATTATTAGAATAATTATTTAGAAATAATATATATATCTATTATATATATTATGTCAAACGACTTTAAAAAAGTATCAGTAATAGATGATCGTCTTAAAACGACCGATAGTTTAAATTATGCTGTTTTTCGTGGTGGTCAAAACGTCACAAATGTAATACAGCCTGCTATATCATTAAATAATAATAATTTAAATTTTATTATTCCATTTCCATCTACAACTACTGTATTAGACCGTGAAATATATATAAAAACAAGAACAAGATATCTAATTAGCTTACGTGATCCTGCCAGTGGTATAGCTATATTCAGAAACAATAATCCTGGACCAACAGGTGTATCAACTGTAATAGGATACCAATGTCCTATCGTGTATGGTTCATCTGTATCAGTAAATTCTTTTCCAACACATAGAACATTTGATACTGTTCAAGTTCAAATAAACAATGATGTTCAAAGTGTTAATGTATCAGATGTCTTACCAGCATTATTAAGATGTTCCGATGGTATAAAATGGGAAAAAACTAATATGACAGCATCACAAATAGCAATGTTAGCAACTAATGAAGATGAATTTTATAGTGAATTAGGTAATACGATGGGAAGCTATGATTTAGTTCAAGGTAATAAAAGTATTCCTAATGGTTCATTTAATGTCACATTTACACCTGTT